GACCAAGTAGGGGATGATTTGGTTTCACAGATAGATGACTCAACTGTTACTTTAGATATTGTACGTGCTCCAGGGTATGTATATGAGTCAGAATCCTATGTATATAAGATACAAGGTAACTACATATTCTGTGGAATAGAAGAAACTACCTTACAAATTAGCTACAAAGCATTCCCTATATGGGAAGACTTTACTCCTATGATACCTGATGATGAGAAGTATATTAGGATGTGTAAGTCTCATCTTGCTCAGAGAGTAAGTAAGAGAGCTTATTATCAAGGTAAGATTAGTAGAGAGATTAAAGATGATATTGAAACAGATTACTTATTTGATATAGCATCTGCTCGTAGTGCTAGTATTATGCCTAGCATGAATCAGATGGAGAATATTAAGAGGATGAGGATGAGATTACTTCCTAAACCTTCACAATTTGATACAGGATTTAGATACCTAAGTACTTCAGAGAGACTAAGAAAAATGTAAATATGCCAAAATTTGTAAATACCTTTTCAGGAGGACTAGATAGGGATACTGTTCCCACTAGCTATAGTAATAAGAAGTACTACAACGCTAGAAACTTCAGCATAGTGGTAGCAGAGGATTTATCTTCTGCTACTTTGACTAATACCAAAGGGGTAACTCTTAGGATGGTTGATGTTAATGGTGCAAGTAATAGGAGTATTATAGGTATTGGAGAAATAGCTGATAACCTAGTAGTATTCTGTAAGGGAGATTTACTTAATGGTAGAATATATAAAATCCCTTTCTCTGTACTAACAGGAGCCACATTTAATCTCAATGATGGTATTTATCTAAAAGTAAGTGCAGACTTTGACTTTGGGGATAGAATAGAGATGATTGCTAGGGAGGAAAATACCCAACTACAAAAGATATATTGGGTAGATGGTAAGAATCCAATAAGGTTTGCTAACCTATTAGATGATATCTCTGCATACTCTGTGCAGCAGTTTGAGATATATCAGGACATCGTATTAACTACTCCAATATATAATAAACTTACTGGGGGAAGTCTCACAGCAGGAGTGTATCAATATGCTTATAGGTTATATAATCAGAGTGGAGGACAAACTATATTCTCCCCATTATCTCAGTTTATTCAAATAACTGAGAGTGGGTTACCTACTACATCCACAATATTTTCGGGCAGTGCTATAGGTACTGCTACTACTAGTGGGGTAGAAATAACCATTGCGGATACTAATACTACATATGACTATGTACAAGTTGTATCTGTATTCTATACTACTCCTACAGGAGTTCCTGAAGTGACTATTATCTATGAAGGAGCTAAACAGAATACTTTAACCATTTCTCATACAGGAACTCAGCTATTAGGTACATTAACCTTTGAAGAGGTTACTACTCCTCCTAATATTCTAATTGGGGAAACTATTGCTAGTAAGTATAACTATTTATTTATAGGTAATATCCATGAGCAATCCTTTGACTTAGATTTTGACGCTAGAACATATAGATTTAATAGTGCTGAGGATGCTAGGATGTATAATTCAGATTCATCATTTTCTTCAAACTATATTACCATAAGTTATCCTGACTTTCCTACAGCAGTAGATGAGTATAATCTTTCTCCAAAGAATAACTTGGTATGGGATACAGGAATAACTGGAGCCAACTCTTTTTATAAATTTAAAGGAAATGGGTTAGTATTAGGAGGGGAAGGTCCTAACATAGCTTATAACTTTATAACTCAAGATATTCCATTTCAAGACAGCCTATCAGGACTTAACATTATCTATACAACAGATTCGCATGTTGAAGGGCTAGGGGGATATGCTAATCCCTATTGGAATGCTTATGTAGGATATCAACGTGATGAGATATATAGATTTGGAATAGTATTCTTTAATAATAAAGGACAAGCCAGTTTTGTTAAATGGATTGGAGATATAAGGATGCCTAATTATGCAGAGTATCCTATACAGTTAAATTCATTAGATACAGATTTTAAAGCATTAGGATTACATTTTGATATGGATTTCTCGACATTACCTGCTGATATAGTATCCTATCAGATAGTAAGAGCTGAAAGAACATATGATACTGCTACAGTAGTAGACTGTGGGTATACAGGGCATTTACAAGCGGTAGCTACTTTACTATATTGGGGAGGGTATTCTCCAGCTTCTCCTGTAGAAGAGGTTTTTCCAGCATTACATAGTACTCTTGATGGAGCGTATAGTCCTGCTCCTAAAACTATAGTAGAGTATATATGTCCTGAGACTAACTATAATAAGAATAATTATAGTACTTACGATAGGTTAGATACTTGGGGAGGAATAAATTATCATAATCCTAAAGTATTAACTGCTGATACATATTCTACAAATAACTGGGTGTTAACTAGATTATACCCAGATGATAGCTATGGCAGTTCCATAACTATAGAAGATGTAGTATTGTTTAGGGCACAAAGAAGTAATACTGCTGCACAAACTCTACCTGGAACATTTGATTCATATAGTGCTAAAACTAGGTCACATATAGCCATAGATGGAAGTAGAGGGTATAAAGGAACTACATTACTGCTTAAACTTCCTAGTAATTTGAATCCTGTTTATAATAATAATGCTGGGTATTCTCAAAGAAGAAGATTAGTATATCCATATGGGGGTTACTCTTTATCTGCATTATCAAACACTAATTATTACCCATGCTCTCCAATATTTGACATTACAGATACTTCTATTGATGTATTTGGAGGAGATACTTATATCTCTATATTTGAATATCAAAGAACTCATTGGGCAGATGGAACTGGAAGTAGCTGGGATGGGGATAGATATGCTCAAATTGTACAATGTTTAGTAGAGTCTAAACTTAACTTAAATTATACAGTTAACCCAAGATTCTCTACATACGATGATAATACAGTTCTTCCTGGGGTTGGAGGGGATGTTTTAGATGGTGACAACAGCTATATAGCCATGTGGGAAGTTTCTGGTACATGGGAATTTCATCTTAATAATCCTGGAAGTCCGTTATATTTTATACAAGATTTTAATCTATACACATATAACCCTGTTTATTCATTAACTACAGGACAAAAAGTATTTGTGCCTAAACCTACCAACTTTGAGGATATTATCCAGTATCCTACTAGGGTATATAGGTCTGAGAAGAAGATTAATGGGGAATTAACAGATTCATGGTTACAATTCTTAGTAGGCAACTCTATAGATGTGGATAATCAGTTTGGAAGTATTAATAGACTGTATAATCATAATAATAGATTAATATACTTTCAGAATAAAGGATTTGGAGTTATTCCAGTTGAGGATAGAGAAGTTGTTAATACAAGTACTGGGGCTCCTGTAAGTATTGGAACTGGAGCAGCTTTACAAAGGTATGATTATATAAGTACTAATGCTGGAACATCTTTACCTGATAGTGTGGTGGGTACAGAAAGTAACTTATACTTCATAGATAATAATCTTAAGAAGATTTGTGAATGGAATGAATCTGAAGGTGTAAACTACATCTCAGATTTAGAAGGAATGTACTCATACATGAGTGCAGCTGACTTAACTTCTGCATATAGTATATACAATCCTAAGAGTAAAGAAGTTATGTTTAGCCTAACTACAGATACAATAGTTTGGAATGAATATACTAAATCATTTGCCCCATTCACAGATATACTATTTAAATATGGTATATATAATAATGGGAATATGTTTGTGTTTAATACTATAGATAGTGCCTTAGATTATATATCCTGTGCTACATTGAATACAGGAGAATATGGTAAATATTCTTTAGTATATCCTACTCCTGCTTCACGTAGTAGTTCTGTATTAGACCTTATTATTAACCCAGCAAGACAGATTGCAACTAGGTATGATATCATGGAGATATCTACAGAGGCTTCTATTGCTGGAGTTAATCAGCCTACAACTACTTTTACATCATTAAGGGTTAGAAATAACTATCAAGATACTGGAACTGTAACTTTAACTCCAACAACAAACCTTGTTAGAAGATTTCGCACGTGGCGTTATAACCAGTTGAGGAATAGTTCTGATGATGGTAGGTTGATAGATAACTATGCTAGGTTAACCTTAACCTTTGATAATGATGGAGTTAGTAAGCTAGTTGTATCAGATGTTCAGACTACTTTTGCTCCTCTTAATTTGAGATAAAAATTTATTCAATTTTATTTGGATTTCTCAAATATTCATTTTATATTTGTAATTGATACTCAATATTATACATAATGGGAACTAAAAGAAAACCTATCAAAAAGAATGACAGTATATCATATAATGACTTAGAACAATATGGATTAGGTTCTTGGTTAAAAGATAATGGGTTAAATGCCCTTAAAACAGTTGGAGGAGTGGGACTAGGAGTTGTAGGAGGAATCACTGCTAACCCAGGACTTATTGCTGCTGGAGGAGGAATGGCTATCGGAGGTGTTCAAGGTATGCAACAAACTAAAGAGCAAAATGCTATTGAAGAGGCTAATAAAGAGATGGTTGTTCAAGAGAATGCTAAGACTCAGGCACAATCTCAATTGCAAGTTAATAACCCTAATTTACAAGTTATGGGTACTGTGGCTAAACATGGAGGTAGAATTAAAAGATATGCAAGTGGAGGTGATTTAGAAATACCAGTTAAAACTACTTCTCCATCAATTCCTGCCCCAACTAGTATGGATAGTTCAACTAGAACAGATGGATATTCTATATTAGATAATCAAGAGAAATTTATAAATAGACCTCAGCCATTTGCACTAGACCCTAAAGATATAGTTAGTAAAATGGAGGGGCAATATTGGAAAAGTAATAGTGGGTACACCCCTAAAGGAATGGAACCTTACTTTCATATAACTAGAGGTAAAGAAAAATTTGTGCTTACTCCTAAAGAATATGAGATTGCTAAAGGATTTCAGAATAAACCTCAGTATGCTATGGGGGGAACCTTAAACTATGGAGGACAATTACATGAAGGTCCTGATGGGGGTAATCCTGTAGATGGTAAAGGTAATGTTAATTTAAATAATCCTACAGCACTAGTTCAAAAAGGTGAAGTAGGTTATAATACTGAGGATGGTAGTACTTATATATTCTCAGATGATTTATACCTAGATAAGAAGAGAACCTTTGCTAATGAGGCTAAGAAGATTCAATCTAAATATTCTAGAAGGTTAGGTAAGAATATGATTGAGAAACATGATGCTTTAGCTTCTAAAGGATATAATATGGATATGAAAGATTTATTAGGCAAGCAGGAACAACTTAGAGAAGCTAAAGGTATAATGGATAATGTTAGAGAGATGAAGAAAGGTGGAAAATTGCCAAAGTATGAAGGAGGAGATTATTTACCTGTTGCTGGAGAAGAAGGTACAATGTGGCAAAATCCTTTAGATACTTTTAATGAAACTTTAACAAATCCTACTCCTTATAATATGGATTATTCTACAGAAGATTTACTTACTCCATCAATAGTACATAACGGAACAGCAAATTTACAATATAAACCTAGTAATTTAAATTTTACCCCCACACAATCCAGAGATTTAGGATTAGGTGCGGGAGTGAATACTAATTTAAACTTACCTAAAACAGACACAAGTTTAGCATTACAAAAAGCTAATGCTGGTCCACAATACACTCCACCTTCATTTAAAGAAACTGCTGGAGCTGCTGGAAGTACTAATACTCCAGAAGCAGGTTGGACTCCTGATACAGGAATGGGTTGGCAAAGTGCTGCT